AAGGTTTTTAGCAAGTAAATCACCAGCGACAGACCACAAAGAAGGATTGCCTTGTAGTATCTGCGCCATACCTTCCAAAGCTTCCTGACGCTTGGTCATATAAGATGGGCCAGTGGTTACGGCAACATCGTAAGTTCCAACGCCCAAGTTATAAATCTTCTTGATTGCGCCGTTCTCATCCTGAATCTTTCTAACACCTTCCTGCTGGCTTGGGTCAATAGGAACCATTTCTGTGTCGCCATCTAATCCAACTATCCGCGCTATGCGCTGTGTGTCCATTATCTTAGGAATAAGGTCTATAAGCTGACGAGTACAATGTCTGACAGCACGAGACAGATTATCTACATAGTGATAAGTCCCAGTATCGGACTGACGTTCCCTTGCAACGATTGCCTTACCGCTCTTTTCATTGCCTTGCATACCCAAGGACGCATCATATTGACCAGTTGCTGACTTAATGTCATCAGCTGCCCCTGCTTTTGCTTGTAGAATGCCTGATGATGCTTGTGGCGGCATAGAGCGCTGAGGTAGTGGTAATGGAGATCCTAAAGCGTCAACAGCGTCTGGATTAACCTCTAAGTAAGGCCAATTGTTTACGTTGGCTGTTTTCCATTTAGCCTCATAACCTTCGAACTGACCACCATAACCAATGAACGGGGCTTTAGGCGCTAGTGCTAACATCTCGGCTTCTTGCGAAACCCAATAGTTATACATCCGCTGCGCGTCTTTTGCGTTGCGTACTAAGCCGGACAGATATAACCGTCCTTCCACTTCATACTCATTGCCGACAACACGAATGATAGGAATCCACTTACCAGCCCAGTCCTTTTTGTCTAGTGTTTCATAGCCATTGGTTTTAACCCAGCATATCTTGCGAACGTCTACTTTGCGTGATTTGACGGGTTTTAATCCATATTTCTTTAGCTCTTTAGCTTCTTTCGAATCGCTGAGTGCTGTTGTGCCATCAGGATATTGATTGAGGGTTTTTTGCGAATGTTCAACGTAAAAGTATTCGGCAATGCGAACGGTTTCTTTACCTATCCAGACTGCAATGCTATCATCCCCCACGCCTTGCGCTTGGATTGAGCTGATAGGTGTTGCATCAGGATAACTATCTTCGAACTCTTCCTTAGTTATCTCGCTATTGATAATCGCCCACTCAGCATCGGCTCCACATGGGTCTTGCATAAGCGGGTCCATATACACGCTAAAAGCGTTCCTGATACGGCCTATCTTAATATCTTGATCGAAAGAGTTTTCGTCAATGTAGTCAGTAAGAATGCGGAAATATCCCTCGCCAAAGGTAACTTGATTATCGCAAGCTGTATCATACGCAACATCAGCGTCGCTAATATACTCAATATGGCGAACGATACCATCAAGAATTTTAGCGACTTCAATATCAGCTTTATCATCAACTGGGATTACTTTTCCGCTGGGTCTATTTTGGCGTTGGTCATTAGTGACCTGCAAAACATGCTGAGGCAATTTGTTGATGGTGAGACAAGGTCTAGCGTTAATTGTTTGTCCTTGAACTGATCCTCTAGTGGCGAGAACATCAGCAGGCCATTGCCAATTATTGTCAGGCGAACCCGCTTTAAATTTGAGGTCATTTAATTCATCCTCTCTCGAATCACTATAGGCTGCAATGGCTTGTTGCATGCGCTTGCGAAGGCAGGATAATATTTCTTTATCCTCATCCGCCTTGCTTTCATTTTCGCTTTCTTCGCCGTATTCAGCCATTATTAGCTCTTTAATCTTATTACATCAACAATAAATAAAAATAAAAAAAACATATTAATATATCCTTCCATTATTTATCCGCATTGTTAGAAAAATCATCAATACTCATACAAAGCTCTTTGTTTCTTTCATCTATTGCACTAACAATTGACTTAAATATAGATCCAGAAACAATGCCTTGTTCTTTGCAAAGCCTTTCTTCTGTTCTAACCAATTCTTTTATTTTTTCTTCTATTTCTTTAGTACTAAAGTCATAATCAATGGGTACCTCTATAATATCTCCTGGTTTTGCGTTTTTTATTTTTTCTTTATAATTATCTTCATATTTATTTCTTTTCATGCTCAATTCACCATCAATTATTTATAGTTCCATTGATCCATTTAAACGCCATTCAGATAAATTCATTTTATATTCTAATACCTTTATATTTGCAAATGTTTCTGCCGTGTAAGTTTCAGACGTATTATTTTCTAAATAATCGTCATAATCTTTTTTAGCGTTATAATAAGCCTTAGCAAGAATCTTTATTGCTTCTTTTTTTTTATCAGAATCTCTATAATCTTCTAGTTGTGCAAACATTATCAATTCCCCATCCAGCTATTAATCCCGCTTGCATAGCGATAATCTTCGACCGCTGGCTTATGCGCTATTTTACTCGCTTTTCTTATACCTTCGCAAGCATATCGTAAAGCGTCAATCATGTGGTTGTTTTTATCTTCTATTATATTCAATATTTCATCAGTCAATTTGTCGCGCTTGTAGCTATAGCTGTTTAATTCATCAATCATGTGAACGCATCTAGGATGAACGACAATATCAAACGATTGTAAGAACTGTATTCCTTCCTCTATTGAGTTCTTGCCCTTCATTGCTGACTGCATCTTTGGATAGCCGTTCTTTCGCATGTGGCTAATAACCTCTGGCCTTGCACTATCTGCTCTGCAAAACCACTTTCGTGACTCAGGTACTCGATCAAACAGATCAGGAAGGTGAACGATCTCACAGCCAACCATATAAGCTTCATAGTCAATGTATAGCCTGTTTCCTTCGGTAGAAACTCTTACCATTGTTGAAGGGTCAACACTAAATCCCCAATCGGCTCCAAGACGATAAATAGAGCCTTCTGGCCGTTCAAATTCTTCGACTATAAAGTTCTTAAATATCCGAGCTTCGCTGTTCTTTTGATACTCACCCAACCATACATGGCAATACTTATCATAATCACGCTTGCGGTCATACTCCATTTCATCCCGTAGAACATCAGGAAACCAAGGATTGTCGTTGTAGTTTACTTGGCAAATTATAGAATCAGGAGGAGGGTTATCGCAGCGTAGGAAGGCGTCTATGGGATCTGTGGCTTTGCCTGGGTTCCAAGTAAAGAATATCTCGCTTCCAGGCTTGCGGAATGTGGGCCTAACAATGTCGAGTGATTTTTGACTGACGTTCTGCGCTTCTTCAATCCATAGAATATCGAATGATTCTAATGATTTTATGCTGTCGCCTGTGTGTGATTGTAGGCCGGTGAATATGATTTCACTGCCGTTAGTCCCTTTTATGATGGTATCTTGAACGATGAATAAGTGACCAACTCCGAGCTGTTCTATCTTTATTTCAAGTAGTTTTTTGACTGAGTTCTTAAGTGATTTTTGGATTTCACGAGCGCAACAAACGGCTGTTTTAGCCATGATACAGCGCTCTATTACTATCTCTGCGAAGAAATGAGACTTTCCAGAGCCACGACCACCATAAGCGCCTTTATATCTTGATGATTCAAGGAAAGGAGCGAATGCTTCTGGTGTTTCAATCAGAAGGTTTTGGCTCATCTGCCTTGATGATCTTGCGGGTAATTGTGCTGATAGCTAAGTCACCGCTAATTCTGCTTTCTACTTCTCTAGGTATTACTTTTCCGATAAGCTGCAAGAACGCCTTGGGTTCATCAAATGCTTGCTGGTACAAATAATCCTGTCCGCCTGCCTGATCTAATGCGCCAAGGATAAGTTCGCGTAGCTTCGCTGTATCGCCATTGGTTACGCCTTTTTTGCGGCCTGCGCCTTCTGGTCTTGGTTTCCCTTTAGGATAAGCCATACTTACTCAAACTTGTTTTCTGTTGATTAATCCAATTATCATAAGCTTTTTTAGGTGATGATCCTAAACCTAGTCCATATCCAATTGTGCAAAAACAAACCCACCAACCATTTTGTTTATAAATCTTAGGCTTACTTTTCATCATGTTCATAAATCACCTCCAATTCCTTCTGGCATCCTTCAATAATATCTAACATGTCTTGTCTTTTGTTAATAAATTCATTAGCCCTCCAACATTTTGCTATTGTTATGCTATAGCCTTTTTCTTGTTCAAAGCTTAACAATATTTTACGCCCACTGTCTAATTTTATTTCTAGTTCTTTCATGACTCAATTATATCTCAAAAAAAATGCCACTGGATTATCTTGTACGAGAAGATAAAACAGCAGCATAGAGGTAGCACCTTGGAGAGAGCTTTCCAATAAATCCTCGTACGATTATTAAAAAGCTGAATCTATTAAATCATATTTAAGATTTGTTTTCAAT